GAATATTGCATAATTCTTTCTTTATCCAAGTCATCTAATTTAAGTCTACCGTTTTTATATTCTGTTTGTAAAAATTGTCTGATACCAGTTCTAAGTTGGCCTTCTTCGTGCATGCTGCCACCCAAGAACTTGTCATCTTTTTTCTTTAACGGTTGACCACCTGTTGTTAAAAAATCATCTAAATCTTGAAGAGCTTTCTTTTTTCCTTCTTCTGCTTCGTCTTTCATTTTTTTTGCTATACCTTGTAATTCTTCAACTGATGTTTGAAGATCTTTAGCTTGACCTTTTAAACCTTTAAATTCTAGTCCTAAATCTTTAGCTTGTTGGTTTAATTCTGATGTAGATAAAATTTTTGGTCCACCAAACTCATTGTAGTCCATTATATTATTTAAAAATGCCATTTGCTCGGCATCATTCATAGAATCAATATATTTTGCTTCGTTTTTAAAAATTTCTAATACAGTTCCAAAATTTCCACCTGAATCTCTTTCACTAGCTAATATTCCTGGTTTTGTGGCTGTAGATTTATTTTTAGTAAAAAGTTTTTTAACATTTGAACCTTGTTGTTGAGATACATCTACCCCTATGCCTTTTAGTGCATCTATTAATCTTGTATATACAACTCCTGCCATTTTTAGTAGTACTCCATTTTCCTAGGTTCTGTTTTTTCTATTTCATAATCTTCTGGATGGGGTAGGAAACCTCCCTGCCTGAATCGCATAATAGCCATAGTCATACTGTCAACCAGGTCATCATGATCGCCATATGGAAATGACGCGCACTCTTCAATCATTTCTTCTGCAAATTGCTCATCAGGAGCCCAGATTAATCCGGCCTCAAACAGCGGTGCACAAGAATTTACACGTACGTGCTTATCATTACCACGACTTGGCGTAAATGTCATCACTGGAATGTCCATTTGTCTTAGTTCGTGCGTTAACGGAGTTCCAGATGCTTTTTGTTCAACGATAACCATGTCAGGATTCCAATATTTGTATTGCTCTAACGCTTCACGACGCAATTCTGGAAATTCAAAACGATCTTTTACTGAATCTAGTAAAATTATGTTTGGTTTACCTCCTTCGTCAGGATAAAAAATACCCCAAGTGCTAATTGCGCTGTAATCTGCAGTTTCTTTTTTTAAAAACGCAGTATCATAGCTTTGAATGACGTAAGTAACGTCTGGTAAAAATTCTTTGTCCCATTTCTTCCACCATTCACGTT